AAAGTACGTTACGACTCTTTTTTCTTCCATCTTTTCAACAATATTTCTTTTGCTCGTTCAAAGTCAAAAGTCCAGTAAGCCCACTTTCCAAAGTGCTGAGAGCGAGGGTAACGGACAATACCGTACCGCTCGTTCTCTTTGTGTTTAAACACCTCGTACCTTGTTTTACTTCCTCCGTCCACTCGGTATATGTACCCAAACGGCTCTTTTACAACTTGGGTAAAAGTGTATCCCTTTACCTCTCCTTTTCCGTCAAACTCTTTTGGTAGTGGTCTCATCTATTCTTCAATTACCCATTGTAAAGCTTCCATCTTTCCAACCAACATAGCGTGGTTTTCAAGTCTTTTTCTTCTGTCAGGTTCTATTAAGTTATCGTATTTACCCAATATAAACATCTTAGCTTCTGTGTTACGAATAACAGCTAACCTATCTATTTCTTTTTGTATTTCTTCTTGATTTACCATAAACTTGTTTAAAAAGCGGGGGCGACTAAACCCCCGCTACCTCAAAACTTGAACTTTAACACTTGGTTAAAAATTTGTTCGGAGCAAACATAAAGAAAAATATCTTACAATTAACTAAGTCCATGCTCTTTTCTGTGGCATTCTTTGCAAAGTATCTCTAAATCAGCAAATTTCTCCCTAAAAAGATTTTCGTATGTTTTGTGATGAACTTGTATATTCTCAGTTTTTCCACATCGCTCGCACTTCTCCCCACGCTTGTAAAACAGACCCCAACGCATCATTGTCCATTGGTCGCTATCTATGTACTTATCGTAAGCTTTCTTATGTGAACTCTTAACCTTTTTCTTATTTCGGTGTTTCGGCTGCCTTTTATTTCTCTTAGACCTATCTCCACGAATAGACACCCTTCTATGCTTTTTTGCCATGCGCTTTTTCTCATCATCGCACTCTATAAAAAGCATTAACTGCTTGTTTGTTAGGTTGTCTATTTCTATTTCTTCCTTAAAATCACGAATTGGTTTTATTCCCAATATATCAAACTCAGTATAAGAAAGCCTTCTCCTGTGCCTAATTATAGCTTTGAAATCAGTCTCTAAAGCTTTTCTGTTTAGACTGTCGTAGTCGTAATCTTCGTCTTCTGATGTGTACTTCATTAAAGCAAATATAAATAAATTTTCACTTATCATTTGGATTTCATAATTTTTTTACTTACCTTTGCAAAACATCGAGTTAAAAGTTCTCGGTAGGCGAGTTAGTGGCGTGCCTAAACAAAAAGCAAACTGCGACGGGTCACTTAAGCGACAAGCAGGGGTGGAGTCACACTATGGTTTTTTGCCTCGCGTACACGCACACGCGTTCATTAGACTATAGTGGCTTTTTCTCTAGTTACTGCTCAGAGTTCCTTAGCTCTAAGCAGTTAGTTTACTAGCAGTTATAGTTACAAACAGTCGAACTTTTTACGGAGCAATAGCTGTTTATCTAAAAAAAAACTATATTTGTGACATGATACAGCTAAAAGATTTTCAAAAGAGGCTTTGGTACTGTCCCGAAGATGTAGCTTTGGAGTTAGGGTCAGTGACAGAGTTAGGAGACAACGAACTACTACTTCACCACAACGGAAAAGAAATAGAGACAGATTGGGCTAAGTTAGGTTCTGTTGATGCAATGTTACCTGTTACTCAAAGCGGAACAGCGTTAATCCCAACAAATAGTTTTCAAAGGGGTCACTACAAAATAGAGGCAAAGGTGGAAGAGGTAAATCAAGGCTTTCACTCAGCACCACTTTGGTTTGTGAGTGAGAACTACATCATGCCAGAGATTGACGTAGTAGAGGTCTACTACGGAAAAAAGATGCAAAGCAATCTCCACTTCGGGCTAAACTACGGAACAAGCACTCACTTTCAAAAGGGTGGCAAAAATCATCTTAATTGGTTTAACAAGGTTTTCAGGGGGTGGAAGTTTACAGATTGGTTCACTTACGAAATGATTTGGGATAGACACGTTGATATTTTCTACAACGGAGTAAGGGTAAGAAGGTTCAAAGACATTGACTCCACCGACAGAATAATCCCGATTGTAAGTGCAAAGAACGGAACAATAAGAGTTAGAAATTTTGAATATAATAAGTAAAATATAGAACTAATAATTAAATATTTGAGCGATGTCAAAATTAATTTGAAAAATTAAAACTTATGATTGATATAAATAAAAACTACAATCACAAAATATGATGGCGTTAATCATAATCGGAATTATTGCGTACTTTGTAATACCCCTAGCGTTAACAGTTAGGTTTTTAGAACGAAATGATTACAAGGTATTTGGAATAGAAGTAGATGTTTATCTGTCTGGATTGGTAGTGTTGTTATTTGAATTTATAATAGCAATGCAAATATTATTTTGGGTATTTCATTAAAAAGCGAAATAGCGATGGCAAAAAAATATAGATTCTTTTATCACTACTACAAACAATACAAATGTCTATCTGTGCATTTTAGAGGAAAGTGCTACAGAGTAGATGATGTTGTTTGTGAAGTGCCAACTGAAAGTAAGTGGAATAAAACTCAACCAAATTTGGTTATGCAAGGTTGGGCAAAATCACTTGACATAGAAAATAATGTAGCTAAAATATCTTAATGTTCGGAATAATACCCTAACTAATAAAGTCTTATCTTTGTACAAAGTAAAGAAAAAATGGAATTTGATAGCTACGTAAAAATCTCACAAGAAGACATTCAAGCATCTGAACTAAAGAAATCAGACTTGCGAAAAATACTCAAAACAAAAGCAACCATCGCCCAAAACGTAACCGTTGACTCGGAAGGAAAAGGACTAAGAGTTACAGTTTTCGGAAATGGCGGAGAAAAATCTGTTGCTTACGCTGGTGACTATCTTATCAAAGATAAAGACGGAAACTACTCTGTAATGTCTAAAAAAGCTTTTCAAGCTGAGTACGCAAAAGCTGGAGAGTAAGTTTTTGTGGAGTTTCCAACTTTCGACAACATACGAAAAATCACCGTTGGCGACTTAAAAGACGGAATGAGTTATCTTGTCAACGGCTTCCAAAGAGGCGGAAAGGTAAAGATAACAAGGATTGTTCCGTTTGACGAGTTAGCGTATCACACAACGGACGAAGTACTAATGTTAAGTATTTTCGTAAAAGATACGCAAACAGACGTAGAGTATAAGTGGTTTGACTTATCTTTGCGCGAGGTAAGTAAAATTGAATATTTTGAAAGTAGTAAATAGATATGTCTTTGACGTACCCGAAAAAGACGCATTTAAACAAAAAATTGGAGACAAAGAAATATACTTTGACGCTTCTCTTGGGTCAGAACACGACAACATGGTTCAATACGGAACTTTGGTCGCAAAACCTAAATCAGCTAAATTTGACATCGATGAAGGTGAGTTGGTTTACTTCTCCCATTTAGCTAGAAACTACCAAGCCCGTATCCAAATAAAAGACAAGGTTTACTACTCGGTAGACCAAAAGTTCTGTGAAGGAATCGGAAACCTTTACCAACTAATTCTTTGCACCAACAAAAGAGCCGTTGGTGACGTTACAATAGTAGAAAGAATAGAAGAGCCAGAGGAAAACTACAAATCTGGCGCAATATTTCTTAAAACAAAACCCGACAACTTAAAGAACCAATTCAAAGTTGTAAAGTCCAACAAGATAAAAGCGGGGACAGAAATAATCATTAGCGAGGACGCAGACTACGATTTCTTGGACGAAAATAAAAAAGAGCTAATAGCAGTCCAAGACCAACATATCATGGCTACAATAGACAAAGGTGAACTTGTTCCTTACGGAGATTACGCCATTATAGAACCGCTAGACGACGAAGAAAAAGAAGACTTTGTAGAAAAGAACGGAGTTTTTATACCAAAAGACAAAGCTCTAAGAGGTTGGGGAAGGTGGAAAGACAGTCGTGTTTACTACCACAAAGTACAGTCAAATAACTTTGAGTACAAAAAAAAGAAGTATTCGGGTTGTATCAAGCAAGATATTTACTATATTTGCGAAAAGGAGTAGTTTTGAAGAAGTTTGAAAACAAGACAAAAGAAGAGCTTTTAGAGATTGTGTTTACTCTTACAAGCGAGTCTACAAAAGTAAAAGCTTACCACGCTTTAAAGAAACAAGTAGACGGAATCACAGATTACTTAAACCAAAACGTTCTTGCCACGAAAAATAACCTATCGGACAAAGACGAGAAATCTTGGGACAGGGGAAAGGTACTTTTAGAAAAACTATCACAGTACACAAAAGACTTAGCCGATTTAGAGAACAGCATTTTAAACCTTGACAGCAAATACGTAGAAAAAGCAACCGAGGGAAGTTTAGAGGACTATCTTGCGAAAGGTAAGTAAAAAGCAATCAAAATCAAACCAACAGGTATCAAAAGCAAAGAAACAGTTTTTGGAGTCTTTTTTAGACACCTATGGATACGCTTTTTGTTGTGGATGTGGGGTATCAAATGGACGCATAGATATTTCCCACCTCGTGCCAATCGGATACAACAAGTCCTTGGAAAGCACCGTAGAAAATCTCACCTTACACTGTCGAACTTGCCACGGGATTTGGGAGAACCAACTAGCGGGAGTAGAAAAGATGTTTGACTACAAAGAAAATCTTGAAACAATAAAAGGTCTTGACGAGTCCTATTACAACTTAATTAAAAATAAGAAATGAGCAAGTGGAAAAAGTACGATAACTTGATTATCGAGAACTACAAACACGGAGACAAGAACTACTACAGCATCGCCAAAAAGATTTTAGGAGTAGATAAAAACACTAGCGAAGTAGACTTGTTAAGGACTTATGCAAGACGACTAATCAACAGAAAGGGGTTGGCTGATTTAAAGAACACCGCAAAGATACTTCTGTTCGATATTGAAACCTCTCACATTGAGTTTAAGACAAGGGTATTTAGCATTTGGCAACAGAACTTAAACCCCGACCACATAACAAAAGATTGGCACATACTGTGTTGGTCTGCTAAGTGGTTATTTGAAGATAAGATTTACAACGCCTCTTGCACCCCAAGCGAAATAGAAAAGGGAGACGATAAAAGGGTTACGCAAGCCCTTTGGAATATGTTGGACGAGGCTGACATTGTAATCGCACATAATTTAAACAGATTTGACCGTAAGGTAGCCCAAACTAGGTTCTTAAAAAACGGGATAGCTCTTCCCTCCCCTTACCAAACAATAGACACACTTCTTCACGCAAGAAAACAGTTTAAAATAACAAGCAACCGACTAGACTATCTAGGTGAGTTTTTAGGTGTTGGAAGAAAGCTAGAAACAGAAAAAGGTCTTTGGGATAAAGTAGAGGACGGAGACAAGGAAGCTATGGAGCGTATGCAAAAATATTGCGACATTGACTGCACGCTCCTTGAAAATGTTTACCTCGAAATGAGACCTTACATTCAACCGCACCCAAATATCGGGTTGTTCATTGAAAGCAACTTTGATAGGGTATGTCCGTCTTGCGGAGGAACGCACTTAACTTACATTGGCGATTACGCAACAACAGTAAACACTTACGACGCTTATAGGTGTGACGACTGTGGAAGCCAAACAAGAGCAAGAAGGGCAAACACTCCCGCAGGAGCAAATCAACACATAACTTCAAGCTTACCGAAATGACATGAAAACATTCATAAAACACATAAAAGCAGATAGAGGTTTCGGCATATTTTGCGCTTTGAACTTTATCGTTTTGCCGAGTATATTTATTTGGCTACACTTCAACGAAGAATCAGTAAACGACGTAATGGAGTCAACTGTACCAAAGGTTTGCCTTGCGGTGCTGTTTACTATTTACACCGTTGCTATAATCATAAGTCACAGAAAATGGGCGAAGCGTTTCTCTTAGGATTTATTTGCGGTTTCTTTAACGCCGTAATGGACGTTATTAAACACCGTTGGGAAAGGTCTGTATTTTCAGAAATAGACAACAAGAAGTTGTTTCTGTTCTTTCACCAAGACGGATGGAAAAACAAGTACGTTGACGAAACGTTTACAACCCGAAGGAACATTCCTGTAACTTTCACAGATGGGTGGCACTTAGCTAAAAGCTTTTTGTTGACCACAGTAACCATATCTATTATCGTAATAGGTTCTCAAAACATCTACGACACAATTTTCTTTGCGCTTATTTGGAGGGTTTGTTTTGGCTTTTCGTTCAGTTATTTCTACAACGTTGGGCTGATTAAGTAAATAGTGCGAATTAAAAACTCTTTATCAAGTATCGCAATACTAAATAATAGCCAACTACTTAGTTTATTATCTTTGCAATTAAGTAAAGCAAAGTATGTCGTCTTCCCCTTTAAATTTTCCAGATTTAGTAGCACCTAAGTCAAAGAAAAAAAGTAAAAAGTACATTCTCGACTACGTAAAAGCAATTTGGTGGAACGAATACCAAGGCGTTGACTTCTATTCTACCGAGCGTAGAAACAGAATGATAGAGAACATTAATTGGTCAACGGGTCAAGAGGACATTACTTACCTTCACGACTGCATAGCCACAGGAGACAACTCTTACTCTCAAATGAACTGGAACGTTGCAAACCCTATTGTAACGCTTGTAAACGACTTTGTAAACCGAACTACCTCAAGAGACTACGACTTAGTTTGCGAGGCTTACGACATCACCTCAAAAGGAGAGTACGATAAAGAACTAGCTAGGCGTAGAGGAAAGCTAAGACTAAAGAAAGAGGCTGCCGAGTTCGCGCAAAACGGAATCCAAATAATGTCGGAAGAGGAAATGGAAACCGTACCCGACACGTTAGAGGAAATAGAAATAGACCTTGAGCTAAACTACAAAGCTCCTTTTGAAGAGGCTTACGAAGGCGCACTTCAGTACGTATTTCAAAACAACAGAGACTATTGGTTAAGAAGAAGGATAGCTTTTAACCTTATGTCCAATCAAATCGCCGCAACAAGAACAGACTATGACGAGTTTGGAAACCCAAGAATAAGAGCGGTACAGATTCCTAACTTCATTTACTCTTATTTTACGGAAGAAGACGCTTCTGATTGGAGATACTTTGGAGAGGTACAAGAAATGGAAATCTCCGAACTTATAAAAGAAACAAACGGAGAGTTCAACAAAGAAGATATTTTTAGAGCAGCTTATATGTCTCAAGGAAAGTGGGGCAACCGCTCTTGGGAATACGGAAAGTACGACGAGTTCAGAAGAGAAGTAGGTTGGGACGACATACAATCTGTAAAAGTTCTTGTGTTAGACTTCATCTTTAGAAGCGCCGATAAGTTCAAGTGGAGAAAAAAGCAAACAGGAAAAGGCTCTACTTACCGCTTTGAAATGGTGAGTGACGAGTACGACGAAAAAGGAAAGCACAAAGTAACAGAGGTAGTAGACAAAACAGTTGAAACAATTTACGGAGGAAAGTGGGTTGTTGAGACGAATTTCATTTACGACTACGGAATGAAAAAGAATCTGTTGCGTAAAAAAATCGACGGTCTTTATGAGTCAAAGGTGCAATGTCCGTACAAAGTTGTTGCTCCTAATATTTTAGACATGAACCTTCGGTCTAAAGTAGAGCAAATGCGACCAATCGCTGAGTTTATGATGTTGCTTGATTTAAAGAGACAGCAATTAATAAACGAGTCGAGACCTTCTGGACTTGCAATCAACTCCGATGCTCTTCAAGGGGCTGGAATGGCTTACGACTCTTACGACGAGGTAGAAGCTCAAAAGATGTTCGACGAGACGGGAACTATTTACTACTCCTTAAAAGACGAAGCAGGGCAACCAATAAACGACCCACAACCTGTAAGGCAGTTGGTAAACGGTCTTCCGCAAGACATTATTGTTCTACAGCAAATGTACGACTACGGTTTACAAAAGCTGTACGAAATAACAGGGTTCAACCAAACCACTTCTATTGATAAAGACGCAGCGGTTGGAATAGAAAAGATAAAGGAGAAAGCACACCAAAACTCCATTAAGCACCTTACAGAAGCTTACACTAAGTTAATAGAAGCAACGGCAGAAAACGTTGTACTACTTGTAAGAGACTCTATTGCTATGGGTTCGGGAATGGATAAAGCCTACTCCAAAGCAATAGGAAAGGAACGGGTTGATATGATTAATCTTACCAAAGACCTCTCGTTAGCTGAGATTGGGGTTAAGATTAACTACCGCCCTACAGATTTGGAAATGGAGCAAATGGAAAGGGATTTAGGAATAGCCCTTGACAGAAACCAAATCTCTATTGACATGGCTATGATTGTAAGAAGGGTATCTAAGCAATCAATAAAGACCGCTGAAAGAGTAATGCAACACCTAATGAAGAAATTCAGAAAGGTGCAACAAGAACAGTCTATGGCTCTGCAACAACAAAACGCAGAAGTCCAATCTCTAGCAGCAAGAGTGGCGGAAGAAGAAAAGAGAAAGACCTTAGAGGCTCAAGCACAAAAAGAGGCGGCTGTTCTAAACGCAGAGTACGACAGAAAAGAACGCTACTTAGAACTAGAGTACGAGAAGAAGAAAGAGTTAGCTGTGTTGGAAGGCGAAATCAAGCAAGACCTTTTAGAAACTGCCAAAGATGGGGAAGAAAGCACCCTTGCAACAAACACCACAAAGGCTGCTAACGGAGGAGGTGGGTTAGGTATGCCAAAAGCCCCCACGGTAAGAACCACCCCAAGACCAGAGGATGATGTCGAAAGAAACATCAGGTCTTAAATATTAAAAGTTCGATTTTCCAATTATTTTACTTACATTTGCCTAACGGTTTGTATATGAGCCGTTGCTACACAGGATTTAATTAAAAGAAACAGATTTATGGATTGGATAAAGTGGAAATATAGACAACTAAAGCAATGGCTTATATACTTTGTTATGTACCGTGCTTTTTGGAAAAAGTTGTGGGTAAGCGAAAGTGATAATTCAAAATGGGAAATATTGCATGATAGCAAAGCCAAAACAGTAGAATTACATTATGTACCTAATGATGATTATAGTATTGATGATGTGAAAATAAAAATGCAATATGACGATTTTGAGGACTTAGTGAAGTTTATGATTATGATTCGGTAGCATGGTACATAACACCAAGCTATCCCATCGTTTTAATGATGGATAGCGACTGTTAGCGCACGTTTTTAAATGTGCGGAATAATCAACTAGCCACTAAGCAAACGTCAAAGAAAGTAACAATGTTCATGTTGAACGCTGCGGCTATTCTAACAACGTGTTCCATTTTAAAGTTAGCCTTTCCACTTTCCATCATTGATATTACGTTTTGTTGAACACCTGAATACCACTCCAACTCTTGTTGGGTGATGTTGTGCTTTTTCCTAAGAAACTTTATTCCCCGCCCAAAAAAGTTATTTGCTACTTGTAGTTTTTGGTCTAGGTCTTGGCTGTCAGCGTCTACGTCTTTCATAAATCTTTATGTTGTATAGGAATAATAACCTGCAAATATAGTAATTATTTTTGCAATAACAACGAGTTAAATTAAAGATTTTGGAAAAAGAAAAGGAAGAATTGTTAATTCGCCAAATACGTGGCGATAAAAACAAGGACGAAAGCATTGAAGATAGTTCTTTGAAAACAGACGAACCCCAAGAAGAAGCGGGTAGTACAAAAACGGTAGACGAGCCAAAAGCAACCGAACCACAAACCGAACAAACCGAAGAATCGGCAGAACAAACCGAACCAACGGAAACAACGGAAAGTGAGCAAGTATCGGATTGGACAGAACTAGCCTCTAAAGAAGGTTGGATTTCTCCTGACGCTAAAGACAAGTACTACAACTTGGAAGAAGACCCCTATATTGCCAAACTCATTGAGTTCAAGCAAAAAGGAATCGACATTCAAGACGCAAACTTTCTTCTTGAGCAGAACGTAGATTACTCATCGTTTGACGTTGAAAATCCTCGCCACGCTATTGAATTGATTACTAAGGAGCTAACGGTAAACAACCCTGACGCAGACCAAGAAGACATTCATTATTTAGTGGAAAAAGAGTTTGGCGCTCTATACGAAAAAGAGCCAATTCAAAGGGAAGACGAGTTAGACGAAGAGTACGACGACAGGCTAAAAGATTACAGACAACGTAAGCGTGACGCTGAAGTTACATCTAAGTTCCGAGCGCGTGAAGCAAGAAAAATGCTCCAAGAGCGACAGTCACAAATGGCAATGCCGAAGGTTGAACAACAACCACAATTAACGCCACAAGAGATTGAAGCTAGAAAAAAGGAGATAACAAAACAAGCTGACGCTGCTCTAAAGGAGTTCTCTCAAATCAAAGTGAACGTAGCAGACCAAGACGTTTCACTTGACGTATCCGACAAGGTAAAGGAGATTAAGAAGACAATGCTAAACGAAGTAGTCTTTGAAAACACCTTCTTTTCCAACTACGTTAAAGACGGAAACATATCTTACCAACAACTCGCAGAAGACTTAATGTGGGCAAATAAAGAGACAAGGGACACGCTTATACAAGCGGCAGTAAATCAAGCCTTGTCAGTAGGAGAAGAAAAAACGGTGAAAGCCTTAAAGAACACGGAATTGCCTACAAAGCCATCTGCGCCGCAAAGCGGAAAGCCACAATTAGAAGGGGCTGACTTACTAGCTTACCAGATAGCACAAAGACGTAGAGCTAACAGCTAACTTTTAAAACTGCACATAAAAAATGGCAACTACTTTTCAAAGAACGGCTACTGTCAGAAACTATTTGAACTCTCAAATTGTTGACTCTAGCTACAGTTCTATCACACTTGACAAACCAGAGGTCGGAGATTCTTTGGTTCGTCCTTATGGACTAGGATACCTTTCTAGCCTTGTATCTATGATTGGGAATAAGAACATTGTTCAAAACCCACACTACTCTCACTCTGAAGAAAACAGGATTCGTGACGTAATCGTTGCAACGGCTTCAGCTGGCCCTGCGGGTGCTGAAGTTATCTTTACTGTTGACTCTTCAAAGCAAGCGACTAACTCTAACTCGGCTGCTCCTGAATATGGAACTTCGGGTAGTACTGTCGTAACAATGCCACAACAAAACGACGTAATCCTTGTTCCAAACGGTTCAGGAGGACACGTTCAGTGTGTTGTTACCTCTACTACAGACGGTTCTAATCAGTTTAAAGCTACTCCAAAAATCACAGGAGAAAACATTCCTGCTGTTACCACTGCGGTTGAAATCGCTATCATCGGTACTCAGTTCGGAGAGTCTTCTTCTGAGCCAAGCGCTGTAAACCCAACGCTTACTTCTTACACTAACAACACTCAGATTTTCCGTAGAAAAGCTAAGGTTAGTGGAAGTGCTATGGGCAACTTGACTTGGTTTGATAACCTTGGAGAAAACGAGAACGAGTCTTATTGGTTCTACGAAGGAGTTCGCACACAAAAAGCTAATCTGTTTAACGACAGAGAGACTTCTTTGCTAGTAGGTGAAGCCACTACCAACACTACCCTTACAGGTATTTCTGGTTTTGGAACAACTAAATCTACAAGCGGTCTAGTTCCGTTTATCGAAGCTAACGGACAACGTGAGCAGTACACAGCAGGTTCACTTGCTTTGACTGACATCGAATCAATGTCTAAGAAACTCTTCAAGCAAAGAGGTTCTACAGAGAACATGATGGTTGGTGGTCACGACTTGATTTTCGAATTTGACAACCTTATCAGAACAAGCGAAGGCTTGAAAGCTGGTGGTGTTCAATACGCTGGAATGGGCGGAGAAAAGAGAGCCGTTGATTTAGGTTTTGATTCTATCAACTACGGTGGAATCACTTACCACTACAAGCCACTTGAAGTAATGACTTCTCCTGAGCTTTTGGGAGCAACAGGTCTTACTTACAAGAACATGGGTCTTGTTATTCCACTAGGAAACGTTGTAGCTTCAATGGACGAGTTCGGAAACGACCGTCAAAACGTTCCTAACCTTCGTATCAACTGCTTGTCAGATGGTAAAGGAGGCTCAAGGGAGTACGTTGAAGTAGCAAGAAACGCTATGGAGACAGATGGTAACGACGAGTTTGTTATCAACTTGCTTTCAGAGTGTGGATTTGAAGGATTCGCTGGACAGCGTTTCGGACAATTCTACGTCTAAACAAAAACGGTTATTTGGGGGAGAGCCGAAATTCTCCCCCTTTTTTTTAAATTAAAGTAAAGAAAATGAAAAAAGAAAGAGGCGCTATATTTGTAGCGGTAGAAAAAAAAGACTTAACTATTAAGCACACAAGCGGAATCAACGTATCTTCTTCCGCAACTTCAATTCCAAGAGTATGTATGGCTTTCTGTCCCGAAAAACAAAGGACAGTAATGATTGGTTACGACCCAATGAAGCCAAGCATTTACGTGGAAGAGTGGGGCGAAAGGTTTAAAAACCTAAACATTAGAGAGGTATCTTTAATCATTGACCCAACAGGAGAGAAGATTCAGATTGCTCAAATGAAAGGTAAGTACGTAAGACCAACAGAAAAAAATCTTATGCACTACCTTAGAATCTCTCCGTTCAACAAAGACAACCACGCTAAAGATAGCGAGTTCAGAGAAGAGCAACCAAAGGTTACTGCTTCTTACTACGAGTTGAACTTTGAGAAACAAGCCAAAACCCGTAGGACTTCCGACAAGGAGCAAACAAAAGCGAAAGCCCTTGTTTACGAAAGTGACTACGAAGCTAAAAAGGCTTACTGTGTTGCAAAAGGAATCAACACAAAAGCACCAGATGGCGCACCTCTTAGTGACGCAGAACTAGAGGATATGTTAGCTTACAGAGCCGAGAAAGACCCTGAAACTTTCCAAAAGGAGTACAATACCCCAGAGATTTGGAACGCTTTCTACATTAGAAAAGCTATCGAAAGAGGGTACTTGTCAGAAAAGGACGGGGGGCGTGTACTTGTTGACTCAACAGGTAACGTAGTGAAGTCTGCTCCTGTATCTCAAAGAGCTATTGACGCTTTAGCTAAAGGTGCTGCAACAAACAACGCCAACGACGCTTACTCTTTAGACACCATTAAGGGGTTTGTGACGGGTAAAAAGGAAAAGAAAGTTGTTGAGCGCCAATCGGACAAAAACGTGCTAGACTCAGCAATTAGTTGTGGCGTTATTGAAAAGCAAGGAGACCTTTACCTTTTTGAAGGGGAGAACCTTGGAAGTTCAAGAACGGCAATCATCAACCGTTTAGATACGGACGAGAAGTTGCGAACTAAAGTAACTAAGCTAGTAGAACTAGAAAGTGAGAACGGTTAAGCAAGCTTATAAAGCAGCTTACGAATCTTTTGAAAGAAATAGGTACATAAGGGGGTACGAGGTTGAACTACCCAAACCCCCACCAATTTCTTCTATTGCCAACTACGGTGAAAAGGACGAAAAAAAGCGCAAATTCCCCTACGCTCCGCTTCCAGATGAGCCAACGCCAAAGCAAAAAGACCAAGAGGTTGAACGGCGACAAAACGGCTTTTGGTTCTTTAACGGTTCAGACCAAAACATCCAATTAGAGTACGTAACAGGGCAACACTATATGTTGCTTCAACACTTTCCAATAGTAAGAGAGGACGGCTCAACGGGTAACGCAGACTTTGTAGACGCACAAAGGGATTGTTACTACGTTTGGGATTTGTTAGAAAACGACCCAAGGTGTTACGGAATGCTACTCTTTAGTGGTCGTCGATTCTTTAAGACCACCTTTGCTGTAAGTACGGGGTATTGGAGAACAACTTGGGGTCACAACCGAAACTTCGGGGTTCAAAGTAAAACTTTCAAAGACGCAAAAGAAACGGTCTTTCGTGACAAGATTGTAAAGGCTTGGCGTAATATGCACCCTTTTTGGCGACCAACAGACACAGGAAACCAAAACCCAACAGACAAAATAGAGTTCACCGTTCCGAGAAAGAAAACGGCAGAAAAGAAAAAGTCACAAGTACTTGACAGTTATATAGTTACTTATCCAAACCGAGACGAAGCAGTGGACGGTACTCGTAACTACACCATGTACCAAGATGAGATAGCAAAAACAGAAAAAGACGTAAACCCCCGAAACAGATACTACGTAGCAAGGGAAACTTGCTCTATGCGAGACAAGGTTGTTGGAAAGTTAATTCTAACCACTACCGTTGACGAAATGGAGAAAAGTTCCTCTCAACAAACAAAGAAACTTTGGGAGGAAAGCAACTACGAGGGAAGAAGTGAAGACACAGGAAGAACCGTAAGTGGTCTTGGGCGTTACTTTAACCCCGCAGACAGAGGGTTTATTATTGACGAGTGGGGATATTCAGACGAAGAAGCGGCTAGGAAACACCACATGGCGGAAAGGGCAGCTAGAAGTGGCTCTGCTCTTTTGAGTTACATTAGAAAGTATCCGTTAAGCGAAGACGAGATATTTTTGGAAAACTCTGACGCTTCTATTGTAGCTGTTGAAAAAGTACAAGAGCAACTAGAACACAACGGCGCTCCACCGCCTATGTACAATCTAGTTTGGGACGAGGTTGATGTATCGGTAAAAGCTGTTCCTGTGGGAGAGCAGTTAGTAGACGGAGATACCAACGGTTTTTTTCAAATAGCTAGTATGCCGTCGGAAGAAGAGCGAAACAACTACGCTTGGAACGGAAACTTTAAAGTGCCTATTGGTCGGGCGATTAAGTTAGGCGTTGACCCCGTCGACCACAAAGCGGTATCTTTTGGAGAGGGTTCAAAGGTGTCGATGTACGGACTAAGGTACGGTAGTGATTGGGTGATTCGGTATTGCACCAGACCCGACAACCCTAACGAGTTTTACGAAGATATGATAAAAGCTTGCGTGTTCTTTTCTGCTGAAATAAACGTAGAGAACCAAAAGCAAGGACTGATAAACTACTTCAGAGAAAGGGGTTACGAGAAGTACATTATTCACAACCCGCTAGAAAAAGACCCAATAAAAAGATTGCAGACGGAAGGTACGCCAACCACAAGCGAAGCTAGACGTAACGAGTGCATGGATAAGTTAGTTATTCACACTTGGGAGAAAATAGGAAAGCAAGCCGACGGATACGGGTTCTGTCCTTTTGACGATTTGTTGGAGAATTGGCTAAGGTTTGAGGCTAACAGTTGGACAAAGTACGATGATACGGTTGCCTCTATGATGGCTATTGTAGCTTGGGAAGTACCAAAGGTTGCTCCAAGGGTGAGAAGTAAGTCACTTCCAAGGCGAAGATTTACAAAATAAAGCCACCTTAGTTTCCTTTGTATCTTTGTAGTACAAACAAACAAAAATGGCTACACAGAGTACGGCAATTACTTACACCACCGCAATAGCTTTCAATTCTGAAACTATTACTTTTCAAGACACCTCCCCTACTTACGGCTCAGGAGATTTAAGTTGGGCAGAAGCAAGCAACGCAATTCTTGTAAAGATTACAGACCCAACAGGAACGGTAAGTTACAACAACACAAACGGTTCAAGTCCTGACGCAACAGGAGTAGACGCAAGTTTCACAACTTCTCTTCCACAAGACGCAGATGGAAACGTTTTGCAAGGTCAGTACATTATTCGCATTACTTATTTTGACGTAAGCGACACAGGGTTATCTAACGCCTACTACAGAGACTATGTTTACACCCTTACTTACTCTCGCCCTGTACACGACATTGATGTAAGCCACAGTATCTTTAACCCTAAGTTCTTCTTAGCAGTTGACGAAACTGATTACGACGTAAACTCTATTACCCCAACAACAACTAGGGATTTTAGAAGGTACAACCCTACAACTATTGGCGGTTACATTCAAAGTACAACTAGCACAATAAACACAAACTCCTTTTACACAGGCACAAACACTATTTACTTAAAGTCTACGTTGAGCTACACCTTTACCGACGGGTATTGGAGTGACGCAAGTGGAACTGCGGTAAACTACACGCTTACCGACATCATAACTACAGCTGCTTTAGATTACGTGGTTAGCGACACAACTTCGATTTGTGATTTCTACTGCCCGCTAAAAGAAGTTTACAACGGGTACTACAACAACAAAACAACCAACGTAGGAAAAGCTAACTCTTACCTTGCTAAGTACGAAGAGGGGTTACACGCTCTTACGATGCTTCAACTTTCTATTGATTGTGGCAAAAGCACAGACATACAAACTTACGTGAACAGACTAACAGAAATACTAGGTGACGGATGCGAGTGTTCTTCTACTAATACTCCTACGCTTGTAACGGGAGTTGGCGTTATCAATAACTTAGAAAGGGTTTACTCTAAAACCACAAGTTCAAACACAACCGCTTACACTTTCTTGGAGTCGGACGCAGCTACAGGAAGTTCAACAAGTTCAAACGCTGCTCTTATTGGATTAACTTACAACAAAGACTTCATTGTAACGGTTGACGGAATAAGTGATACGGGCGGAACTTTCGACGTATCAACGGGTGAATACACATTTAGTTTTACAGTAACAAGTGGTGCTGTAATTCAAGCAATCATAATTAGACCTTAATAACGATGAAACAATTACTTTTAACAGCACTTTTAACTCTTGTATCTTTTGTGGGATTTTCCCAATACAAGAACGTAAATCAAAAGTTGTACTTTGTAAACGGGATTAAGATTGGAGACACGCTTAAAGTTGACTCTGCGGGAATTTACGGTTCAGGGCATTTCTTAAAAATCCAAGACACTACCACAAGTCCTTGGACGGTAATTCGCTCTGAAATTGACGCAACAGACACAAGTTTCTTTAACAGAGTTTCAAACAAAATAACGCCTAAAAATGCGGGAGACACTATTGAGGCTGCTGGATTAGACCTTAACGGTCTTTCTGGGAGTGGTTCGTTCTTAAAGATAGGCAACGATAACCGAGTCACTAGGGGTACTGGTATTGCTACCGACACAAGTTTTTTTAAAAGAACCGCTAACGGAACTATCCAACCAAAAACAGAAACCGACTCTTTGTATCTCGGCTCTAACTTAAACGCTACTGAGTTAAACCTAAAAGGGCAGTTCACTCAAAGTAAAGGAGAGGCTTTTTTGGACAACACAATGGGAGGGCCTAAACTTCTAGTTCTTTCTGGCGCTCACAACGTTGACACTATTGCTTACGGTGGCCCTTTCAGAGCAGAGGTTGGCGCTCTTGTAAACACGCGAGTTGGAACGTTTTTAACTATTGTTGGAACAAGTGGTGTTGTTGACGATTCAGCAGCGGTATTTCTTGATTCCCCGCCTTTTTACCTTAATGGAAACGACACGCTTGGTTCGGGAGATATACTACAATTGTACATCTATAATGAAACTAAGTTTTTAGAGGTATCAAGAAGCGACAACTAATATATGGCTGTATCTGTAAATAAAGTTTACCAAATCTGCCAAGACTTGATTAGAAAGTCACAAAGTGGCGGATACTTTGACGAGACTGTTTTTAACAGGTACGCTGATATGGCTCAACGTGGCTACTTTAACGACAAGTACAAAGAAAACGAGTCAAGCCAAGAAAACGACGACAGCTTACAAACCTTAGACGCAAAACCAAGAGTAATTCAAGTGTCAAACGGAGAGGCTAAATACCCAAGCGACTATTGGCACGCTCAGTTCTTTCAACTACCTTACAAAGTAAAAGGTCGTACAATCAACGTGGAAACGGTACAGCCCGCAGAAGCTTCAATGAGATTATCTAGTGAGTTCATCGCCCCAAACGAACAAAACCCTATTTGCGTTTTAAGAGATAGCTACATTCAACTTTACCCAACAACTATTACTCAAGTAGAGTTGTCTTATTTGCGCGAACCAACCCGTCCTTTTTGGAACTATACGGTATCGTCTAACAGAAAGGTTTTCGCAGGGGCAGGAGGAACGGGAACAAACACCAACCCGTCTAAAAAAGTTTTCTTAAACACGGGCAACGTAAACACCACATTAAACATTATTTCTATAAACAATCACGGACTCCACAACACACAAGCCGTTCTTTACTCAGACGAAGGAGGAACAGCAATAGGTGGTCTAACAGACGCAACGGATTACTTTGTTATTGTAGTTGACCCAAGCACTATAAAACTAGCGTCTAGTTTAGCCAACGCAGAAGCAGGTACGGCTCTTTCTTTGTCGGCGGGAGCGGTTGGTACGTCACACAGTTTAACAATAAATGCCGCTGACCACTCCACAGATTTTGAGGTTAGTGAGTACGATTTACCAAAGATAGTAGCAAGAATTTTAGCCCTTATGGGAATAAGCGTAAGGGAATTTGACATAACACAAATAGCGGGAGCAGGTGCGAACTAAAAGGTCATACGCAGAACAAGTCTTAAGGTTGTTACAGCCACGTCTTAAGCCCGAAACCAAAATAAACATTCGGGAAGTGGAAAGTGCGCTGTCGATTGTGCGTGACCAAGTTTCAACCATTTACCTTAACCAAGCTGTGTGGGCAAACGAGCTAGGAATTTTTGGCGACTTTATTTCAAACTACACAATAGAAGTAAAGAGTGATAGTGAACGAGGGCTTACTTACGCCACCCTTCCTGTCCGCCCTCTTGACATCGCAAAGAACTACGGAATATACCAAGTGTTTTCAGCCAAAGATATGGGAGAGCTTTTTATTCCGCTAAGTAATTCCTTTAACTTTTTCTACAACAACGACTTCTCTTCACAGATGGAAGGGTTGAGTGGGTACATCTACGAAGGAGAAAACATTTATTTTCAACCAGCCCAAGAAGAAGGGCAAACGCTTCAACTAAACATTGTAGCCACAAGTGACGACCTTGACTCTTTTGATAACTTCCCTGTTGCTCCGTCTTCGGTGAACGATATTATTAGAGGAACTGTTGAATTAATCACCATTGAAAAGGGGTTAGGAGAAGACATAATTAACGACGAAATAGACCAAGCTTGAGACCTTTAATTGACATAGTAAAAGATTACGCAGTAGGAAAAGGTTACGATTCAGCACACGGATTTGACAGACTTATTCGTTCGGCTATAAAAGGGTTACGTGAGTTAAGCTACGACGTTGACGGAATAAATGTTGAAGACACTTACACACTTGACAGCGACAACACCATTCCAATTCCAAACGATTACATTCGCCACGTATTAGTACGAGGTATTACAAACGGTGGACACGTTGATTTGATTCTTAGTACATCTCGCCCAAAAAAGGACGATTGTGGAGACGACAGATTTACCAACAACAACTGTGAGTTCAAAGGTACTTTTGTAGAGAACAGAGCGGCAGGAAGATTAGAGTTTGGAACGGAGTACACCTTTACAAAGATTTGGATGAAGTACGTTGCCAACCCGCAAAAGGTAGACGGAAAATACCTTGTCCACGAATTTTTAGAAGAGCCTCTTTTGTTGTGGATGGACTACGACTTGGTAAGGTTCAAAGACAGCGTGAGTAGAGGTGAAAAACAAATGCGCCACATTGCTTACGCCAACGCTAAGTCTCACGCAAGAAAAAGATTAAAGACTCGAAGAAGAGAAGAACTACAAGCCTCGATTAGACGCAACAGAAAACGATTCAAAGGTTGAAAGAAGAAACAAGAGTTTTCACTGGCGGGATTACAGATATAGATGATTTGCAGGGAGAGGTGTGGATGCCTACGACTATATCTCCTGAATATTATATGGTATCAAATTTAGGAAGAGTAAAAAGTCTAAAAAGGACTATAGTTAGGAATAAAATGGGTAAGTTTCCAGTTGACGATAGAATATTATCGCAATCTTTTGATAAAAGAGGTTATCCTAAAGTGAAATTAAATTTTAAAAAAAAGAGTGTCACTAGGAGAGCGCATAGAATCGTAGCTGAGGCTTTCATACCCAATCCAGATAACAAACCGCAAGTAAACCACATAAACGGAATAAAGTCTGACAATAGGGTTGAGAACCTAGAGTGGGTTACTAATTCAGAAAACATACGCCACGCAGACGAAAATAAATTAAGGGTGTCTTGCTATAAGCCCGTTGTTAGGGGAGACGGCGTTGAATTTAAATCTATTTCAGCCGCAGCTAGGGGTACTATTAATGGGAATGCATCAAATATATGTCAATGTTGTGAAGGCAATATAAAAACATCATCTGGGTATACTTGGAAATATAAATAATGGCTCAGAAAGAAGAAACTCGTATATTTAATGGAGGAATGAACAAGGATGATTCGCCTCGCTTTCTACCCAACGGAGATTGGATAGACGCTTTAAACGCTTCTGTTTTAAATAGAGAAGGTACGGGCGGAGATATTGTTACTGAGATTGGAAACGAAGAAATATCGCTTTACCGAAGCTCAGGCGCTACAACTTACTCTTTACCCTCTGGAACAAACACTACAATAGGAAGCGTTGACGACCCAGTAAGAGGACATACTTATTGGTTTGTACACAACTCAAACAACAAACATGTAATACTAAGATACGAGTACGACACAAATATTGCAAGACTTGTCTGGGAAGATAACTCTTACGCCCAATCTTACAATCAATTTAACCTAAATTTTATAGGAAGCTTCTTAAGCACAACCGCCTATTCAAAGGGAGATATAGTTTTAGATAGTGGTTCGTATTATACTTTATTGAGGAAAAAATATATATCTCAAAAAACAATAACAGCCTACAATAATTACACAGATTTAATAACATTAGGTTTCTCTCCAAATTATTACAAAACAGGAGACAAGGTTGTATATAGCGATAACGGTGGTAGTGTTGGTGGGTTAACTGACGGAGATACGTACTATGTAATATCTGTAACAAGTGCTACTATAAAGCTAGCAAACTCTTTTGCAAATGCTATTGATGGTGTCGCTATTGATTTAACTGGAAGTTTAAGTGGTTCACCAAATTTGGTACACGTAAACGAGGTAAATGATGGTAGTTGTTGGGCTAATATAAGCGACACGCTTAATTTTAGTTCAAGTTTCCAAATAACTCATGCTGTTGTTGTAGAGCAAAACGAGCGAGTATATCTTATTTGGACAGATAATAACGAACAGCCATCATTTCTTGAGGTAACATCTATAAACAACCTATCCCCATATCCATATTTAGATAGAAAATTTATTGACTTATACGCCTTTCAACCTCAGCATCCAATGGTTTGTACTATTGGTACTGACTCATCAATAGAGCAAAACAGCATCGCTCAAAAAATATTTCAGTTTAGATACGCTTGGAAATTTAAAGATGGAAGAACCACAGCTATGTCTCCATCCTCTAGGTTGCCACTACCATCTAAATACTTCTATGAAGACATACACACAGACAATAAAATAGATATTGAAATACCGCTACCTCACAATCACGAAAATAATATAGTAGAGCAAGTATTGGTTTATGCGAAAGAAAACGGAACAAACAATACTGGTGATTATTACTTGACGGAGGTTTTAGACGTAGAAGATGAAACTGTTTCAGAATACGACTCCCCGTACTCAGATAGGTATTTGTGGTATATTTCAAAATCATTTTACAACAACTCAATTACATCTGCTGTGCCTACGACGGTGCAAAATCAAGTTCAAGATTTTATACCCGTAAAGTCTGCTACATTAGCAGTTGTAGGGAATGGTAGAGTTTTATTAGGCAATAATACAGACGGATATGATTTTGACTTATCTAATTTAGATGTAAACTTTAGCGCAATAACCACTTTAAACCCATCAAACTTAGCCTCTAATTCTGGCGCAAAGGGGCATTTTAAGAAAAATAGTAGATACCCATTTGGGATAGTGTACGGTGATAGAAGTGGTAGGCTTACGAATGTTTTAAGGAATGATACGATGTACTTAGACACCCCTTATTGGAATTTAGCTAATAGAGGGGAGGTAATGTGTAAAATGACAATCGCTCATGCGCCTCCCTCTTGGGCTGAATTTTGGTATCCAGTTTTTTGCGGAAACCAAACCACAGATAAATATATACAATCTGCTGCTGCCGCTGTTACAGACCCAGATTTAAGATTAGAAGACCCTAATGAGTACGCCGATAAAATAGATTTTCCGTCTTACACCTATACTTTCTCTAATGGTCAATATATTAGAGTAATAGAGGATTTTAGCGCATCTAACTATATGCCTTCATCAAATGGTATATCTCAAATATTAAAGAGTAACCCAGACGGGACAGAGCCATTTGAGATTAGGACTAATGGGTTTTCAGACTTTACAATCAATCCAAACACATCGGATATGGTTGAGGTTTTTTCTTTGTCAAATAAAGACCCAAATCAGCAGGTTTGGTACGAAATGGGGTGGGCTTTTAAAATTGAAACAGATGAAAACGGGAATAGGGTTCACGGTGGAACTAATAGCTTTTATACCAACGTAAAAAATTATACAGACACGGAGTTTTCTATAACTGGTGTTTCGGGGGGCAGCAACGACATACTCACCATAGGTAGCAACACACTATCAACAGGCGATGCTATTTTATATAAAGACGGCTCGGGGGCAATATCAGGATTAATAGACGCTACTGTTTATTATGTTATTGAAAACACATCTACTACAATAAAGCTTGCAGATAGTGAGTCAAATGCGGATTCTGGTATTTCTATAACTGGATTAAATTATTATGGGGCTGGGTCTTATATTGTGGGGGAGACAGACATTGTTTCTTGCCAATCTCAGATTATAGGCGGTGCAAACGCTCAGGATTGTGTTGTTGTTTTAGACCAATCGGATTCATACTCAATAGACATAGACTTCTATGAGCAAAGTCTTGCTAAAACCCCCATGATAGAAAGTATGGATATATTTCCATTTAAGAACTCTAAAATATCCGTTCAAGGCAGACCAAATTTAGTCAACAGTAACTACAAACAAAATATTAGGGAACAAGAGATAGTTTACTCAGAACCCATAGTTGACAACACTGACTTTTTTGGGGCAAACAGATTTTTCGACGGAAGTTTCAGCGATTCGTTAAACAACGCTTACGGAGACTTAACCGTTATGCACTCTGACGGAAACGAGTTATTTTGTATTCAAGAAACAAAGGTCGCAAGGATATTAACTAATAAGAACCTCCTTTACACAGCTTCGGGAAGTCAAAGCCTTAACGTGCAAGCGGATACACTTCTTTCAGAGCCTCAATATTTCCCACAAGACTTCGGCTGTCAAAACCCAGAGAGCTTTTCAGAATACGGTGGTGTTAAGTTTTGGGTGGACAGATTAAGGGGTGCTGTTTTAATGAGCGCTGCGGGCGAAGTAAAAAACATTGCCCAAATAAAGATGTTAAGTTACTTTGAAAACAACTTAGCTTATCCCTATCCGTACAACGAAAACTCTGACACTTTCGCCAACGGAAACAAAATATACAGTGGTTACAGCATTAGAGACAACTCTTACTACATAACCCTTGACGCTCACAAGTTAATAAAAAGAAATGTTTCCACAAGCGGAACAGAGTACACAATAACAATGACCGCCTTAGATATAGAAGATGGTACTTTTGATAGGCTTGTGGATATAGGTGTTGTGCCTATAAAGAGCGAAGTCAACACTTACGACATTGTTTGGGAGGGATTAACAATAACATCTAGTGATTCATCTGCAAAAACAATAACGGTAGACAGCGGTGTTTCCATTGGAACTATATTTGCGGGTCTTATATATGTTCCTTTTGTTCAAACCATTTCCTTTTCAAAGGACAGGGGAAGGTGGATAAGCAGACACAGTTTTACGCCTGAGTGGATGAGCAGCAGTGGTAACAGCTTAGTTAGCTTTGTTGATGGAAAGTGTTACGTTCACAACCTAACAAGCTACCAAACGGCATTTTTTGGCACTAAATTTAATTACGCAAGATACTACGGTTCTGACCCCGCTGGCGCTTTGGACGACACGGTAAAAAACTTGTTTGTAGAGTTTCCGTTTAACCAAGAGCCTAACATTGTAAAAGAACCAATCACAATAGCCACAGACTCTAATCAAGTATTCAACATTGATTACGCTGTAAACGAGTCAGAGCAAATAACGGACAACGAAACAACAGACTACGAAGAATTTGAGGGTTACTATTGGTCTCCTATTTTCAAAGACAAAACAACACCTGTGGTTACTTATCCGTTACTAGAAGGAGACTTAGTAAAAGGCAAGTACTTAAAGGCAAGGTTAAAGGCAACAACGGATGGAAACCAACAAGCTTCTATATCTTCGGTAAAGCTAAAGTACAATAATAGTAACCTAACTTAAAAAGGGTTATCTTTGCAACAGATGTTTCGCTTATTTAAAAGAAAGCCAAAAGGCGAAGAAGTTTTGTTAAAGAAACTTTCGGAAGGAAGGGGTCTTTTGTGGGACAGAATAAACGAGCTAAAGGAGCAACTACAAAACGTTGAAGGCGCTGTAAAGCACCACACAAAGGAAATGGAAGAAATGTTTCCAACAACACACCACCTAGAAAACGGGCTTTACACAAGGCAAGTGTTGATGCCAAAGGGAAGTTTTGTTGTTAGCTTCATTCACAAGCAAAGCCATCCGTCGTTTTTTCTTTCGGGCGAAATGGACGTGTTAAACGACAAAGCAGAAATAAAAAGAATAAAAGCCCCAATGACAGTACAAACAGAAATAGGCACACAAAGAGTGGCTTATATGCGTGAAGACTGTGTTTGGGCGTGTGTCTACAAAACAGACGCTAAAAATATAGAAGAGGCAGAAAGGGAAGTTTATACAGAGAACTACCTTGAATTGCCACAAAGTGTAATTAACGAAAAGATTCTATTATTATGGCAGGAATAGCATTAGGACTAAGTTCAGGAACTGCATTAGCAGTAGGACTAGGTTTAACTGGTGCAGCGGGGCTTACTTTGGCGGGCACTAAAATCGCTGCAGGCTCAAAGCAAAGAAAAGAAGGTAAACGACAAAGGCGGGAAGCTATGGACTTGCAGGTAGCCAACGCAATCAACGAAGCAGAAGCAGCGCAAGGAAAAGCAGCACCTACTACCATGGGTTTGATTAGCGCTTCTAGTCAAAACTTAGAAGAGTTGCAAAAGACAGGTTCGCGAGTTCTTTCGGGCTACGAAGAAATGGCAAGGGAAGGATTACCCGAAGAGGCGTATCTAGCTCAACAAGAAGCCATTGACAGAAGTGCTTCAATGGGGGTTCAGTACCTTCAAGGCTCAAGGGCTGGTATACGTGGTATTGGAAGCCTTGCTCAAGGAACAATAGACGCTTACCGACAGCTAAACGCAATGGACGCACAAGCAAGGTTGCAAAACAGACAAACTTATCTCAGCGCACAAGCACAACAACAGCAACTAGAGAACCAAGCAAGGACTCAATTCGGAACTGCGCAACAACAAGAAGCTCTTCGCCGTGAAGGATTAATGTATAACCTTTACGGAATAGGTATGCAAAACATTATTAGCGGTATTGAGAATCAAGGAGAAGGTGCGGCTCAGGCATTAATGGTTGGCGGTAATGCGGCTCTTACCGCTAATCAAGCTGGTCTGATTGGAAATGGGTCTACGCCACAAATGAATCCATATTATAACGTAAGCGGTAATATGCCAACAAAACCATTGCCGACAAACCTTGGAAGTACAGGTCAAATGCAACCAGTCTTAACAATTAGATAGTATCATGTCAGCAGGTTTAAGAGTATTAGAAACACGAGACCCACAGGGTTTAACCTTTAGTGATGTAACGGATAGGCTAAAAGAATTGCGAGAGCAAAAACAAAAAGAGGCAGAGGCGAGGGGAAAGCAAAGGTTAAAGGACATTGAGGCGGTAAACAACGACTTAAAAACTCCGTTCTTTAGAGACCAAGTTTCAAGCCACGTAGATGAATATGTTGCAAACAGATACGAGGTAGGGGACACCGAGCAAAAATCTCAAGCCGAAAAAATGGTTCTCCTTAACATGATGAATGGTTTAAGGGAAATAGATAATAATTTATCCGCAGCCGTAGCAGACTCAGAAGTTGACTTTGGTATTTATACAGACGATGTAAACGCAATAATGAGTGGAACTTCTGACTTACCTAAAGACTTACAAGCAATAGAAAAAATTTACGAATACATACAGTACGGACGAACACAGGCTGAGAACATAGAGGACGCTTACAAGTCATCTAACATGAGGCTTATTGCTTCTGACCTTTTGCAAGCGCAAGAAAAAGAAAAGGGCAACACCGTAAATGTAGACGGAAAAAACTTTGTTCAAATAGTTCAAAGACTAGACGAAGAAAACGTAAGAGATTTATCTAACCTTTTATCAACAAGAGTTGGACTACAAAAGGGTTACGAAAACCAATTAGGTAGACCAATAACCGCAGAAGAGTTTAAAGAGCTAACGTATAACGACTTACAAAAACTTCTTCCGCTTAAAAAATATGAAACCTTAACTGGTCCAAGCCCAAAGAAAGACGACAGTGGTAGTGGTTTAGACTCAGGATTCCAAATAGAAGAGGGGGAAGAAGATGTTAGGTTAAATTGGGAAGACGCTAAAAGAAGCGGTTTTGAGAGCGTCAAAACAATTAACCTTCCAAACGCAGACGCAGTTGCGGATGTTAGTGTTACAGTTGACGCTGTTGGAATTCCTAACGAACCCGCAAGTGAGGATAACCCAATAGTTCCAAAGAGCGGTAAGATTACAAGATTCACCGTTGGAAAAGAGGGGGATAACATCGGAAAGCCTGTGGCTATTGTGGAAATTCCAGTAAGCGTTGAAGGGGTTAAACAAATACAAAAAGTGGAAGTACCTTATAATGACATTAAATCTAGCTTCAAGCAAGGTGTTCGCGGTGAGAAAGGTGTAACTGAAAAAGATAAGAACAACATCATTGATTCGCTTGATAGTTGGGAGTCTAGGGTTAAAAAGGAAATGGCTAAGAATAAGTTAGACAAGCCTAAATATGAGAAAGCTTTCTCTGCTCTTGCTGATATAGCCATGAGCGATTTAACAGATGCCCAAAAGAGCGAGGAGTTCAAGAAAATACTCCCTAACGCAGATGTGAGTTATGTGTCTGGAATAATGAATGACATAAAAATAAACGGAGAGAGTTATCCTTTATTTACTGGCGGTATGTTTAGAGATGCAAAACCCGTTAGCGGTGAAGATATGTCTGACGCTGTTAAAGCTATTTACGGCGCGGGTGTAGACATGGACGCAGTTAACTCTCGTCTTAGTGGTGAGTATAAAGGCGAGTACACAACACCTGACGGAGAAGCGATAGAGGGTTGGGATGATTTGTCAGACTCAGAAAAGAAAGAATTGATTGATTCTGGTCTTGTTGTTGAAAAGAAATAAAATATGGGTAAGCAAAGTGCACAAGAACTGCTAAAAAAAGCAAGAGAGGGAAATCAGAGCGTATCTGCTAAGTCCTTATTAGAGGAAGCTCGAAAAAAAAAAGAAGAACCATCTTCGGAATTACCTTTACAATCTCAAGAAGAAGTTTCTGTATCAGTTGGGGTTGAACCACCAACCACTCAAGGAGACACTACCGCAGAGCAAGGTAAGATAGAAATACCATCTGTTATAGCCCCTGTTGAATACAAAGAGGCTGACTTTGGAAACGTAAACCCTGCGGCTCTTTATGGGGACTTTCAAGCAAACGAAAGGTCTTTAGGGCAAATAAACCAAACCCTATCAAAATACGAGCAAGCACAATCCCAAGTACGAACCGACGATATTTCTTTCGGTAGAAATACTCAAGCTGATTTATCGTCAGAAATATCTCAACTAAAGAAGGATAGGCAAAAAATAATGGAACAACAGAAAAATCTGTCAAACAGATTACTAAATCCTGTTGTTAAGGAGGCGAGTCAGTTTTACTTAAATGAGGACGGCTCTGTAAAAGAGCAGTACTACAAAGAGAACTTCTACGGGATGAAAGTTCCAAACGTAGAGAAAATAAACGAACTTGTTGACGAGCGAATTGAAGATAAAGGGCTTCGAGTAAAGTTAGCCGAAAAGATACAGGGCGATATTGACTTTAACCTAAACATAGACCAAGAAAAGTTAGCTTCTTTGGCAAAAGAAAAAATAAAGTCAAAGATAAAAGATATTCAAGGTGAGAGGGAGGAGCTATTTGAAAGCCAATATGGTAAGGATGTTTCAAACGCTTACGCAAGCGCACTGCGAGAAATAAAATCTGTTTCAGATATTTACGGTGACGAGTACAAGGAAAAGGCTATAGAAATTGATAGTGAACTAAAGCAAATAACCACAGACTACGAAGCGTACTCAACCGAACTAAAAAACAAGGAGTACACCACCCAAGAGGAGGTAGACCAAGCGAACCAACTTTTACAAAAAGCTTACGGCGATTATCAGAAAAGCTATTCAGATGCGGTAACTAAAAACGCACAACTACTCAACGCTTACAACGCAAAAATAAACAAACGCGCACAAGAGGTTCAAGCTATTTACCAAGAAAAGGTAAACCAAATGGCGGAACAGTTTGGTAAAGATAACCCAATCCCACCAGAGCTTATTGACAAAGCTTATCAAGAGGCTTTATCGGAGCAAATGGCTAAAGTAAGGGAGGTGAAAGAGTTTGTGGTTTCGCAAGGGGGATTACCTCTTAGGTTTGGTACTTCAACCCTTTCATCTTTTGGGTCGTTCATTGAAATGGTTGGAGCTACATTTGGAGGAGATGGGGAGACAGGAAAGCAAATGCAACAGTACTTTCAGCCCGCAGTTGACCCGATTAAAGGATTTAGAGACCTTACTCTTTACAACCTTGTAGAAAGTTCGGGTAATTTAGCGGGTTCTATGATTCCTAGCGTTGTGGCTAGTGCTGCTGCTGCTGCCACAACAAGAAACTTATCAACATCAGCTAGGCTTTTATCCACCGCCTTAGCTGGCTTTACATCTGAAACAGCAGACTTAATGGCTCGTTCTTACAGAGACGCTTTAAAGAGAAGTGGTTCTGTAGAGGAGGCTAAAAACGCTGCGATAGAGACCTTTAATTCTCAGTTGGTCTTAACCCCCGCTTATGTTCCTAGTGCTCTTCCCTTTGTTGGTGGAATAAAGCGTATAAAAAACCCCATGTTACGATTTGGTGCTAACGGGCTGTTGGAGTACACAACAGAAACTTTCCTTCAAGAATACCCACAAAACATAATGGAGAGAGCTATTGCTGAGACGGGTGAGTACGAGAGCGCTCCTTCGTTTGCTTCACTTGAGTCTCTTCAAGAAACAGCAGCAAACACTTTAGCAACTATTCCTTTCGGCGGAGCTACTGCTGCTATAAGTAGCGAATCAACAGTAACCCCAACTCCTGACCAATTTATTCAAAACTTAGAAAAAGTTTTAAGAAACGAGGGAGGGGATGCCGCAAACAGATTGATAACTGAACTATACTTAGGCGGTAAGATAACCGAATACGAAATGGGTATGTTGGTTTCTATATTAGAAGATATAGACATAAACAATTCCGAGCAATACAACGCAATAAGATACAGGAGGGATATAGTCAACGAGGCTATTAGTAATGAGCCTGACGAGGCTAAGAAGAAAAAGATGAAGAAATACGTTAAAGCTTATGACGATATACTTGAGCGTATTTTAGGCGGTGAGGAAGTAACAATACCAAAGCAAAAAATAGGAGGGCAAGAGTATTATTCAGTCCCAAATAATCCTATTTCATTTTTAGATAACTTAAACAAAAAAGACAATGAAAAAGTACAGCAAAAAGACCAAGAGTTGCGGGAGCAAGAAGGTGAAGTCAAAAAAGAAGAAGAGCGGATACGGCAAGAAGAGCAAACTAGGGTTTTAGAAGAGTTTGATGCCGTTGAAGATAATGAAACTGTAACCATTACGTCTAAAACATTAGAAAAAATACCTGAACAGTTTAGAGATAGGGCTGAGAAGGTAGAAGGCGTAGAGGTAGAAACAAAGAAAACATTTCTTGGAATACCTTACGGCAAGGCTGAGTCAATTATTGTTGGTGATGGTTACAGGTACAACGCAACAGGCGAAGAGATAAGAAACGCCATAAATCAAGAAGAGCAAACTATTGTAGCAGATGAAAAAGCGAGTATCAAAGAACCCGTGCTGGAAAAGCCACAAGATGGTGGGGTTCAAAAAGAAGGGGAGCAAGAGAGTCCCCAATTGCGTACCGAAAAAGAAGAAGTAACAGAAGATGCCAAAGAAACGCCAAAATCTGAGGTTACTGGCGATAATTTGGAGGAAGAAACTACGCTAGAGCAAGATATTAACAATATTGGATACGAAAACCCATTTAATCCAAGAGAAAGGATTATTAATGACGAGTCCACTGTTGAGGTGGGTATTTTTGAAGGTGATATTTTCTTATCTAGTATTTTTGCCTTAAATAAGGGTAAGGGTGCGGGGCAGCGCGCACTAAAAAAGGTAAAAGATATAGCGGATAAGCACGGAGTAAAAATAAGACTAAACCCTGTGCCGTTTGGAGAGGGCGGAATGAGTGAGTCTGATTTAGTAAATTGGTATAAGAAAAACGGTTTTTCTTTCGAGCAGGGTAAGGATTTCGGTGAAATGACCTATACCCCAAAAAAGAAATACAACTTAAGCTCAGATAAATCAAGGGTCGTTGATAAGCCAGATATGGAAAACCCCATTCACGGTATACGTATTGGCGAAAGAGATGTCTTTGTTCAGAGGCTAGATGGCGATGGGTGGTTTGAGGTCGAGCTAGATGAAGGTGGTGTTTGGATGGTTGTCGATGGCTTAAATAGATTTAATGACGGAGACACTAAATCTGAGGCTATAGAGGCGTTATCTAAAAAATACAATACAAAACAACAAACAGATGCCCAAGAAATTAGAGAGGTGCGTAAGGAAGGTAAGCAAGAAGCAACCCAAGAAGAAAGCGTGGGCGATTTGCAAGAGCAGCCTCAAACACAAGAAAAAGTAGCCCCCAAAGATGAAGTAACTGTAACTTACGAAGCCTATAATAGTAAAGGTAAAAAGGTAACTAAGCAAAGGCGTGGCGTTGTAGAATCTGTTAACGATGATGGTAGTTACGACATTAGGGCAAGAGAGGGAGTTTATAAGGGGGTTAAGCCAATAAAAATAAACAAGGTAACAAAGAAGCCCACCGTTAAAAGCGAAACAAAAGGTCTTACCGAAGCCGAACAAGCTAAGCAAGGGTTGGAAGAGATTCTTGCAGCAAAAGAAAGCAAGTTAGCCGAGATAAAACAAAAGCTTAACGACAAGATAGCTCAAGTAAAGGAGAAGTTTAAAGGTAAGCTGTCGGAAGAAAAGCAAAAACAGCGAGAAGACAAAGCTGCCCAAAAGGAGTTGACAAAAATCATTAACCAAGAAATGAGAGAACTTGGCTTGGGCGACCTTAGAAGGGGTAGGGTTTCAAGGCTTCTTTCGGGGTTAAAAAACACAAAGGACACTAACTTTGACCAACAGCTTGAGAAGGTCTATGACGCTTTAATACAAGAAGCAAAGGGTAAGAGGCTATCTCAGTACACAAAAAAGGCTAAGAAGGCAGCTAAGAGGGTATCTAAGTCTGATTTTGGTACAAAAGCCAACGCCCTGCTTCCGCTGTTAAGACTTGACCCTAAAATAATCCAAGACCAAGACATAGTAAGGTATACTGAAATAGTTGACGCTTTAACTCAAGAAGGTAAGTACAGGGTGGAAGACCTCGACCTTATTATAGACGACGCTTTGGAAATTCAACAAAGAGCGGAGGACGCTATAGGTACTTTAGAGGCAGAGGCTTCGCAAGTAGCACAAGGGCTTACCGAAGATAACTTTACTTCAAGCGTTGCTAAAATGTTAGAAGACGGTGTAATATCTGAGAAGTTGGCGAATTTCCTTACCAAAAACAAAAGAAGGTTGTTAGGGTCGGAGTCTAAGCCAATAAACAGAGGGCAGTTAGAGTACGAAGTAAAAGATAGGGCGGAGTTTGTTTCAAATAACAAGCCAAAGGTAGAGGATAGTCAAGTGGAAGACGCTGTTGATACCGTGGTTAGCGTTACGCAAAGTGACTTAGATAACTTAACCCCACAACAACTTTCACTGCTTAACAGAGTGTTAGACGCTATGGAGGTTGGTATTGTCCCTAGCCAAGTAATAAGAGTGGCAAGGGATATTACAGCGTTTAGGGAAGCTAGTAATATTAACGAGGAGTTAAGGTCACAAAAAGGTGTTCGAGGAAAGATAACCACAGTTATAGAAACGCCACTAAAAACTCTTTTCGATACAAAAAGAGCAAAAACCGAAGCAAGGGTTCTTAAGTCACAAACCCCTGAGATTGACGCTGCGCTAGGATTTAAAGGAAGGGCAATAGACGACGCTTTGCGTAAGTTTAACTTAGGGTACGCAAACTTTTCAGCAGAGAAGTACAGAAACGATGCTCAATTAGCAACGCTGTTAAAGGGTATTAGAAAAAACGAAGAGTCGGACATCAAAGCCTTTATGTACATGGCTGAACTTCAAAGTCGCTCAAACCCCGACTCAAAGAAGGTTCACTCGGTAAGAGAATTGGTGGAGGTTCTTAACAAAGACGCTAGGTCGAGAAACGAGTTCATAAAAATTTACGGCAAAAAAAGATTGCAAAGCATCAACGAAATGTTGGAGCAGTTCAAAGATGAGGACGGGGATTTGGATGTGGAAGCCGTTTACGAATCAATGACCAAGGCGGAAAAGAAGTACGTTGACGGGGTGAGAAAGATTTTAGACGACACAACACCAAAAGCAAGAGCCGCTGCTTTTATGCGCAGTGAGCCTTTCGAGGAGTTTGAGAACTACATAAACTATCCCGTTGTCTCCTCTATGACAAGGGATAAGGTAAGCGCTGCGGTGGAAAGTGTTATGCGTGGTGGTAACGTAAACAATATGTCAACTAGGTCGATGCTAAAGGAAAGGCAAGTTGCTGTACCTCCTGTTTCTTTTTCTTTGGCTGAATCTGTACAAAACTCTTACAACGAAACCTTAAAAGATTACTACCTAACAGACCCCTTAAAGACAGAGTTCTCCGCTTTAAATAAGCTAAGTGAAATGGCAAAAGACGAAGAGGGTATGTCTCAAGTAGTGGAGGGGATAAGAGACGGTATTCGTGTTCAGCGAAAGCACCTTTTAAGAACCCAAGCAACACAAGGATTAAACAGTAAGCTTTACAACCAAGTAACAGAGGCAGCTTATAGATACTTATTGGGCAGCACTCAAAGGTTTGTGGCGGAAGGGTTATCTAACGCACTTTATGTACTTACAAGTGACCCCAACGCATTTAAAGAAGCTATATACCTAGCTGATAAAGGCTTGGACATAGGCGAAATCCTTCAAAACACACAACAAACAACGCAAAGAGAGAGGGTAATGGGTAACGCTAAGTTCATGGGTCACGCTGACGTTGCTTCCACCTTTAGTGAAGGGGTTGACTTCTCGGTAAAAAGAAAAGACCTTGACACTAAAGCTGCCGAAGTCTTAAAACGCGCACAAGATTGGTGGGGGTTAAAAGTTCCAGAGAGCGTGCCTATGATAGGTGGAACTAAAATAAGTCCAAAAGCTTACCAAGAAGAAATAATGCGCTCACCAGATAGGTTCTTTGCTCGCGGTGTTTTATTTTCAGCCGTAAAGAAAAGTTTCAAAGAGCAGACGGGAAAAGACCTTGACTTAATGAGTTTAAAGGATAAGGACTTCGTAAGACAAAACAAAAAAGTACTGCGTGAAGCGTTTAAGATTGGCGATAGGGCGTTAAGAAAAGCCTTTGCTACTACCAACCCCGCAGAAAGAGCGGGAGCGCAGCTAAAAGCAACAGAGGGCGCAATGGGCGGGAGGTTTAAGTACTTCATGCTTCCATTTATGATTAACGAGTACGAGCAGCTAAGGGGTGCTTACATTAGAGACGGCTTTGTTGGTGGTGCTACTACTTCCCTTCCAATCATGTTAAGGTTCGCTACTTACGGGGTAATAGCGGATGTGGTTTCAAGAATGTTGCTTGCACCTTTCACCGACGATGATGAGGATATTTGGGACATATTACCAAACCCAAAAGAGTTCGGACGTTCTTTCCTTAGTGCTTTTGTGGCTCTTACAATCCAAAGAAACATGAGTAACTTCGCTAGAGTTCCAATGAACGTGGCTATTGAGATTCTAAACGATGTGTTTGGCGAGGGAGTTACTAGGGAAAAAGGAGACGACTACAACAAATACTCAAACAGTGTTATGTACAATAAGATTGACATAACAGAACTTGATAAGATGAGTGCTTTTGAAGCGTCAAAAGTTATTATGCCACAGTTATCTCCGTTTATCGGGGCAACCGAAACAACTTGGAAAGCCGTCGATAAATACCTTGAGAATAAGGATAAGATGTTTTTAAGCAAAAACAAGAAAGACTTAGAGACTTACTATAAGTACAAAGCTGCGATTGAAGTGCTGGCTTCGTTAGGTATTATCACAAAAGACGTAAGGTCGGGATATGTGTACTACAAAAACAAAGACAGAATAATGAAGCGCGGAAAGTAACTTTTATTAAAAACCCCGCCAACAACAAAGCGGGGTCTTATTCCCTAAAAAAAGAAAAGCCTCCGTTGGCTTCTCAAAGAACGTCCTGTTGTTTTAATATGCTGTGAATCGTTGATTTACTTTTTATTCCAAATTTCTCCATAGTTTTTTTGTAAGACTTAACGCTTTTATAAAACTCTGTTACATCTTCGTGATTGTATTTCTTTAAAAAAGAGGCAGCGTGTTTAGCTTTTGCCACCCTAACCTCTTTAGGCATATCCATCATGTTATCGCTGTGAGTTCCAATACCTATGTTATCCCAAGAGTTATCAGACTCGTCACCGTTTAAGTGTCTAACAAAAAATTTTTTAATCTTATCCCCAAACTTCTGATAACCTTGAAGCCTGTGTAGCTCTACGTTTATAGTTCCTTCTGAACTTCTAAAAGAAAAGGACTTGTATCGTTTAGTTAAGTACAAGCTCATTTCTTTTCCGCTTGGGTTTGTAGCTTTAGTCCCACACTTTGTAACCCTGTATCCTTTTTGGTAAGCCTCTATAAGCCCTCTAGTTTTTTTACTCATAAAGCAAATATATAAAATTTAAATAATACCCACTACTAACTCTTTGTATCTTTGTAAAAACAACAAATATGCCAGCTAAGACATATACCACAAAAGACACTGTTCCAGCTCACACAGATGTCGCCACAATTACAGTTACCACTTCGGGAGCAAAGTACACCACAAGCGCAGCTAACACTTTTCAAGTTGGTGATTACATTTGGAGCGTTGCTGGAAACGAGTTACGAAAGATTGTAGATGTTCGTTCAACCACAGAAGGTTTTATGGAGTCAGCTTTTTCTTCTGACCTATCGGCTGTAGCTGTTGACATTATCACAAAGAACGACGCTAAAGTTGCTTCTATTTCTGTTGCCGCCCCAAGTGGAGGTTCGGTTACTATTTGGAGTAAAAACGGAGACAGCAGTACACTTCCCGCCTCCACTTCTTTGAACCGAAGTGCGGCAGGAAAAGGCGGTGGAGAGTTCTGTGAGCCAATCATCGTTGACGGAGCAACAAACAACCCACTTGTAGAGTACACCCAAAAAGGGGTAGATTACTAAAAAGGGGTGTTTCTTATAATCAATATGACGGTTGGTGAACTACTCGCATATTTAAGCGGGGGAGGTTTAGCCCTTGTTTTCGGGGTAATAAAAATCTACGACCTAATCAAAAAACAAGGGGCAAAGGAAGCCACAAAAGAAAACGTAGACACCGCTCAATCAGAACAGATAGAGCAGCTTATAACAGACTACAACCAACTAAAGGTTGACATCGAAAAACTTTACCGAGATAAAGCCGAGAAGAAAGACTTAGAAAAACTTCTCGACAGAATGGACAGATTGATAGCGCTAATTATTCAGAACAATAATGGATGATAAGTTTCTTTCAATAGACAAAAAACTTGAAAGTCTGTCAAAGAACCTTGACAAAATCCGCCCGATTGACTTCACGATTGATGTGTTGGACGATTTGTTTCCGTTTGGTTATCACATCATGGACATAACTTGGGTGGGAGACGAGTACGTTGTAGACCAAAGGGTTTCAGAGGGTTATCAACAAGCTTACGAATACACAAAGGAAGAGCTACCTCTTACAATGGAGTCTAAATATTCAGTAGCTAAAAAAGAAGAGGTAGACGAATCAAACTTAAAGTTCGACCAAACAATCAGAACAGGAGAATGCACAAGCGGTTACATAACTGTTAAACACAAGTCAGGGGTAAACGTAAAGTACTACTACCGAAACACCGTTGTTGGCACAAAAGGTGGAAAGACCAAAACTATCTTTGGTTATCAAGTGAGGTGTTAAAATAAGCCTACGCTTTTTTAATTTGTATCTTTGCTTTTAAGATGATACTAGAAACAATAGGTTTAAAAGTAGCTGAAAAAGTAATAGTAAAGCACTGGAAAAAGATTGCGATTGGGGCTTTAATCGTCGGGTTAATCTTTGCTGTTCAATCTTGCAAGAAGTACCAAGACGAACTACTAACAGCAACCGACAACTACGAAGCTGAGATAGCAGACGCACAAGCCCAAACCCAAAAACAAGTTCTTACCACAAAACAGCTAAAGAAGTACTACGAAACGGAGTTGGCTACTTTGCGGGATAGTTTGTCCATAAAACCTAAAACAGTCACACGCATACAGAAGATTATAACCGTAGAACACGACACGATTATAAGCGTAATAAATGAATCCCCCGATTTTAACTTCAACGACCTTAACGTTGCCGACTTTAAAAGGGGTTGCACAAGTGGAAGTTTTGTTTGGGTGGACGGAGACTCTTTAGGTACTTTCACTATCACCAATAACAACTCCTTTTTAATGGTTGACCATTGGGAGCGAAAGCGTCTCTTTGGTTGGGGTTGGACTCCTAAGTGGGGAAGAAAGTTTGGGAAGGTTAGTGTAATAAACGAGTGTGCCAGCGACACGGTATTGGAAAACAAAGTAATAGAGGTAAGGTAAAAGGATGCCAAACTTAATAAATTGCGACGGAATACTTGTAGGTGGTGGTGGCGGAGGTGGGTCTTCTGATGTTATTACCCTATACAAAAGACCTGATTTGCCCACTCACACAATTAGCTACTTTACAGGAGATGAAGGATGGCAAATAGCTCAAGGCTTATTTGATAATTGGAACAATACCACAGCCACAGGCGTACAATGCCAAGTACAACAATTAGACTATTCCGACACTACTTGTAGGACTTTGCTACACAATAACCCTTTTGGCAATAAAATTCGTTTTACGGATGAATTAGGTGGCACGACTTACACAAACGGATTAATGCTAGACAATCTAACAGGCATTTGGTGGTACAAAAATAATAATGATACAGGCTCTGTTTTTGATGCGTCTATTCATACGGCAAATGATGTGATAACAGCCATAGAGGCTTACACAGACCCTTTAGGTAATTCAGATTATCATTGCCCTCTTAGAACAATTATTAATAGCGTTGTGACTTATATTAACAGTGGAAGCGCATTAATCAATACTGATTTTGATAGCATTGGAGTTGGGACTAGAGTTTTTTTAAGCGCAACTCCTTTTGTGGATTTTTCCACAACTCGATATATTAGGTATCAACTGCAGAACAGAGGTGCTCAAGGTTCTCAAACCAAAACATCGACTTTATCGGGTTCAAGAGGTGTGCCTTATCGAATAATCCCCCAACCAATAATACCCAACCCATAAATTATGAAAAAGACTGTAGAATTAGATTCTAAGGGTAACTTTGTGGACATTCGTAACATAAGATTTGAGTGCAAGGTAGCCGATGTGTTGCTCGGAGTGCAAAGAGGTATTGACGTTTATTTTAGGTTTGACTCACACGATAATTTAGTAAACGAAAGATGTTTCCATTGGTCAGGGCAAAACGAAGACCCTTGGAGTAACGAAAAGTGTTTAGAGGAAGTAATTAAAGTAATTAACCAAGGAGGTGTAATCAAAACAACTATTGGCTACCCTCCAAAAATAGAAGAACCAAATGTTATTAATTAAAACAAACAACTTTAAAGAAGATATAGACCAAATAGATATGTTGCTATTTGGGAGAACAGACCAAGAGACTTGGCAATCAGAACCAATCTTCCACGATGGGGATATGTACATTGCTTATGCTCCAAAGATTGATGGTTTTGCAGAGGGAAAAGACATTATAGACTTAGACCCTAATAACTCAGCGCAGAGTGGTGAAGCCCCTAAAGAAAGCGTAGTACAGCCATTGGAGGTAAAGGTAGACCCTGTTAAGGTAGAGTTTAACCCACAAGTAATATTTAGAAAGCCCGACCCTGTAGAAGTAAACGTTTCAGTTGAAAAGCCTGAGCCAATTTCGGTAAACGTAGAAGTTCCCACACCTGAGATAAACATAAAGCAAGAACCCGTAAACATAAACACCGAAATAATTAGCTTAACGTCTCTTGCTAGGGAGGTTAGTTTATTAAGAGAACAATTAGCTAAACCTTGGTGGAAAAGATTTTTAGGACTATGATTAGTGGTTTATACGTTGGTGGCTCAGGAGGTGGGGGCGGAGCTAATAAGTACGAAATAAAACTTGTTGCCTCTAACGTTACTGGTGTAACAGACGGAAACCCTATTGAAACTATACCCGACTCTAGCGGAAACGGTAACGATGCTGTGCAAACATCGGGAGCATTACAAGCTGTTTGGGACGAAGTAGATGCAGATTTTAACAACAAATCTTCAATAGTATTTACTGACGATTGGTACGAGTTTAAATCTGTGTTTCCCTATGACCCTATTCAAGGCTCTTGCTTTTGGTGGGTAGGTAGCATAGATACTGGACAGAGGTTTGATACTTTTGGTACTTATCTAACATCAGATTATACTTCCATGACGTTTTTTGAGGATTTAGGCTACCTAAGATACCAAGGAAGGGTTACTAGCGCATCTGGCTCAGACCCACTTCTTAACGATGCATCTTTAGACGATGCTGCTGTTTGGCTTTTAAGGTCTGACGGTACAAACTTTTATTTATACAAGAACGGAGGTAGTGCGGTAGATACAGAGGCAATATCATCTTATAATGTAGGTAATTCAGGATTTAAGTTTTTAGGCGCGTTTAGTAGTGTTGTTAGAGCAAACGGAAAATTCGCAGAGATTAGAGTAGAAAACGCAGAAGATGATTTAGCTAACATTAACGCCATAGGTTCAGAGTTGGCTACTACTTACGGATTTACTTGGATAACTATAACTTAAGAAAATGAACGTAATAGAGACATTCGATTTTAGTCAAGATATAAAGTCCATTAAATCATATTTATCTAGCCACGAAATATCTATGGATAATTGGCAGAAAGAACCTTTTATTGCCGAGGGTAGTAACTTCATAAAGTACAAACCAATTTTAGATTCTTGGCGAGGAGACAGACCTATCCTTGATATATTCTACTCCGACGATAATCAAGAGTACTTCCTAAACGATACGGTAGAAATTTCGGGGAAGGTTTACTCAACCGAATACTTACTACGAACAGTTAAGTTTGTAAGCAAAAAAGTAAACAGCATATTGAACACTTCGGTAGATGTTACGTTCTCTTATGATAAGGAAAAACAGCACACAATCACCCTTCAAGATTGGGCGTTTTGGAGAACGCTATCTGATGAGGAGTGTTTATCAAGACTTAAAAAACAAATAACAAAAAAAGATAAACTATGAGAAACGGATTTTTTCAAGACAACGAGGGCAACTTTAGCTCGATGAGGTTAGTATTTTTAGTAATGATAGCTTACGCTTTGGTTACTGGATGGTGGACACTTTTAAACGAAGGAAGTGTTGCTTGTTTAGCTTTAGTATCTGGGCTAGTAGGACTAGCGGGTGGTTTAAAATTAGGGCAAAAATACCAAGAGAAGAAAGGATGAGAAAAGGAAGAAAGGCTTGCAAAACCAAGGTAGTAACAAAGATGCCAAGCGGTAAGCGTATCAAGACCGTTAAGAGAAAGAAGTAGTTTGGCTAGAAAGAAATCTAACACAAGGGCTAGGCATAAAGCTAGACGTGGTAGTAAATACCGTTCTAAGTTTGAGTCTGAGTTCGCAAAGAACCTTAACCAACGAAAAGTAAACTTCGATTACGAGACTGACAAGATAGAGTACGTTGTTCCTCGTAAGTACACTCCCGACTTCTGCTTTGAAAAGAAGGACGGCTCAAAGATGTACATAGAGACAAAGGGAATCTTAGACGCTAGAAGCAGAACAGTTCTAATCAATGTGAAGAAGTGTCACCCCGAACTAGACATACGAATAATCTTTCAAAGAGGTTCTAACACCATATCAAAGGTATCAGCTACTACTTACCTTGAGTGGGCAAGAAAGAACGGCTTCCCTTGCGCTGAAACAAAGATGCCTAGTGAGTGGAAGAAAGAGTTAGTAAATTAATCTTTTGACTCCCAAGGTGGTATATTATAATACTCAACACCACCTTTCAACTCACCACCCCATTCGTCTTTAAATGGAAACCATAGCCTTTGCATGGCATCCCATAAATCATTTCCCTCATCCCATTCCCCAAAGCACATTGACGCGATACTTCCGTCCTCGTTATAGTATGTAACGTAGTCGCAACTGTGATTATGATGGCAATAAAGTGTTTTTGTTATAGTGCTTCCGTAAGCACCCTCTTCGCTATATGTTGTCTTTACTCTAGTATGACTCATTTCCGCAATAATATGTGATTGTAAAACAAATAGAAAGCCACACCAAAGGTAGCCCTGCAAATAACAGCACGCAGTGTAGAAAGTTTTTCATAATCGCTTTGCTCGTTAGCGGTCTTGCGACCTTATCTACTTTTCAAATATAGTATTTTTTGTTAGATAATCCACCTCTTTTTTTAGTTGTATCTTTGTAATTGTGATATTTGAAGAAGCAATACAAAAACTATTTAAGCACGAAGGCTATATTAGTGACGACCCCGCAGATAGTGGGGGGTTAACAAAGTACGGCATAAGCCAAAAGGCGTATCCAGACCTTGACATAAAAAGCTTAACCCAAAAGGAAGCTGCCACAATATACAAGCGAGACTATTGGGATAAGTGTCGCTGTGATGAGTTGCCCGACCACATAAGATACTCTGTGTTTGACTTCGCAGTAAATGGTGGGGTATCAAGGGCTATTAAAACCCTTCAATCTTGCGCCTCAGTAAAAAAGGACGGAATCATTGGGGCTAACACCCTTGAAGCGTCTAAAAGCGTCTCCAAAGAGAGATATGCGCTTGAGAGAATGTTCTTTTACTGCCAACTTGTACGCAGAAACCAATCACAAGCTAAATTTTTAGGGGGATGGTCTCTAAGAACGATGGATGTTTACAACGCCTAAAGCTCGATTAAGTAGTTAATCAACAAAGCTGCCCCGCCAAGAATAAGTAGGTCTATAAAAAACCAAACTGTTTTCTTGTCAAAAAATCCTTTTAATCGCTCCATAACGTTGTTTGTATTTGTTAAGTGTTGGGCGGTTCTTTTCGTTTTCCGCTGTTTTAAAACTCCAAGCCTCTATTTTATTTAAGAGGTGAACCATTTCTTTTATTTTGTTTCGTTCACTTTCTAGCCAATCTTCCATAATCTCTTTTTTTAGTTTTATCCGTAGTTGTAGGTGAAATCGTTTTTCATAGCTTCAATCGTCTTTAAATTTATGTTCGCTGTATTCTGTCTTTGTTATCTCTTTCACTATCACCTCTTGTGAAGAGGACTCAAAACAAGCAACGGCTCTGTTCTTTGCCCCGTTTAAGGTCTTTGCCACCACTTCCATAGCGCAACACCTTTTTGTTATTTTATCCTCTACTGTGAGGTAATATGACCTTAATCCCACGCTTAAAGCGGTGGAGAAAGGAATGCTGTCGGATTGTTCTTGTTGTTCCATAGGTTAAAGTATATCAATTTGTTGTTCGTTGTTGGAGAACAATAACTTATCTCGCTCTCTAATTTGGCGGATAATCCAAGCGGGTTCGTACTGCTTGATTAGTGTTCCCTTTATTCTGTTTCGTCTAGCAAAGTCAAATAGTTGCTTCTTGTCGTAAGAAGCCACTACTAACTTATTGTTTGCCATTAATCTATAAAGTCTGTGCATCGTAAATCAATATTCAATTTTAACTGCACCTGTGGTGTTATCTACTTCCAAACACTCACCGATGTTTTCGTTCACGTAAGTTGCCACGTTAACTTCTTTTGGAAACCCAAACATCCACCCGTTCTGTATAAAACTTTCGGGCAAAGGTGGGTGTCGCTTATCAAAGTTAGTAGCGATTACTTCTTTTTCTGTCTTAACGGTTATCCTTCCGTCCTTTACTTCTACTTGTGCTTTCATAACTCACTGCGTTCGTTAGCGCCCTTTCGGGCTATTTTCAAATTTAAAAATTATTTTTTAGGTAACCAAGGAACAGCCGTTAATTGTGTTCGATAGTCCCAAAGCTTGTGGGCTGTAACAAACCTATCAACAGCGTGAAACGGACTCTCACCCATCTCCCTTGCTATTGCCTTTCCGTTGTGTTTTATTGTGTAAGTAGTCATTCAACTTCGTTTTCATTCCTAACGGTCTAAAGACCTATTGTCATAGTCGCTTTGCTCCTAGCGCCATGTCGGGCTGTAGTCATTTAGATTCTATTTCGTTTATTGCTTCCCATATCTTATCCCAAGACCCGTCTTTTACCCTGTTTATTCGCTTTAGTACATTTCCGTCCGTCCCGTGCTTTACGGTTATTGTCGCTTCGGATAACTCAATAAAGATTGAAGCTGCTCCCGCTTCTAATCCCTCAGTTCTTAATTCGTAATTTGTTTTCATGTCGTTAAAATATTAGGACGAAGATTAAAAGGCTCTCCGTCTAAGCCGTAGCTGAAAGTCCAGCCTTCTTTTTCAAATCTTTCCTTCCACTTTTTCAAGTTGTCATATCGTGGGTGTTGTTCCTCGAACATCCAATCGCTTAAGTCTTGAATTTCTTTTGGAAGTTTATCGTAGTGTTCAAAGTAATCTCTCATTTCATTCGCTCTTAACGCCCTAACGGGCTGTAATCCGTAATGTGAGTTATAGGGGGCTGAAAGGCTTGCTACAATTAAGCGCGAATTTAAAGAACCCTCACCTTTCATTTTTTTTAAAGTATAACCCCCATATATTACTCACGTTGTTTATTATATTCTTCGATAAAATCTACTACTGCTTCATACACTTCACCTATTGGGCTGTATAAAGAGCAGTTAATTAGTTGTTGTGGCACTCCCTCGTTTACTGATTCAATCTTTTTCAGCACAGGCATTAACCAATTCCAATTGGAATGAAATCTTGGGTTGTATTCCTCCCTATCAAACAATATTGTTATTTCTCCGTGACCCCATAGGTCAAGCGTCCATGCCTCAAGGTATCCCTTTCGTTTGGGGCTGTGTTTTGCGCCCATAAAATCTAGTATGAGCTTCGCTTCTTTTATTTGTTGTTCAGTCATAATAATCTTTTTAAAAAAGCGGGGCAACTAATAACAGCCACCCCGCCTAAACCTAACCTAAACTAATTCTTCTTTATTCAACCATCTGAGCATAGTATTGTACGCTCTTTCGTTAATCTTAGCCTCTGTTCCAAACATCAACCCGTAGTCAACGTCTTTCGACGATGTGCTGTGGTTGGTGTATCTCGTCACCCCGTTGAACAACGCCCAAAGGGTTGACCCTTGTTCAGCTATGGACGTTTCGATGTCTTGAGATAAAGCCATTACTTGATTCTTACGTCTAGTACTAAGCTTATCGTCAGGTATATCAAAGATGTTACGCCCAAACACAGACTGAACAATCTCTTTTATGTTCTGATTCTGTATCGGCTTAGTCGATGCCTCTTCAAAGACTTGCATTTGTTTATCGTCTTCTCTTAACATCCTGTTAATCACCAACACCGCCTCGTCAATACGTTGTTGCATAGAAGAGGTGTGTCTGAACTTGCTTAGTTCAAGCTGTGCCTTTTGAAAGGTATTCTCACAACAAACAACTTGGTTGCCCGTTCCAAAGCCTACACTACCGCTTCCATCGTGAAAGTTGGTTACTGTAATGTATCGCTTAATGTCAGAGCGTCCGATGTGTTCGTCAGGAAGTTCAATCTGCATAAAGACAGCCCTACCATCTTTTAAAGAGCCACCCCCAATGTTACCAAAAGAACCCAGCGTTTCTGAGTTATTCCAAGGGTGTTTGAACTTTGCGCCCTTGTCAAACAACTCACCACCTGCATCGTAGATGACGTGTGCCATGTCCTTGTTTTGCAAGAACTCGTACTTGTTACCTACAATTCCAAGCGCTTTGTTGTTATCGCTTCTTATCACCCCGTACTTGTCAGGAACTTCTATTCCTTCTACGGTTACTAGTGGAGATTTTTTTACTGTCCAATTCAGACCTGTGTTCTCCAACACTTCAAATATTACCTCATTTGTACTCATTTTGTTTAAATTTAAGTTTTGCCAAACATACAAAGCCCGTTTGACTTGGGCAAATTATTCTTCAATAAATTTTACGTTGTCAATTCTTGTTACTGTATCAAAGTTAAAAGAACGGTAAGCTTTTTTGTGTACGTCATATACTTTCTGTACTACCTCAGACCTTCTCATTGGTCTTGGGTTAGGCGCAAGGTATTTCTTGACGCCCGTCCTACAAAGCATTAGTCTTGGAGTCCCGTCTTTCTTTATAAACTCTACGCTGAAAAACTTTCCAGCCTTTGCTTTTATTACTTCCTTTATGATGTGCTTTTTCGTTGTGTTCATCCTGCGTATAAATTACGTTCGTTAAATTGATTTTTGTCTATGTCATCACCTGTAAACTCTTCCAATCTTTGTATTGGTATAAGTTTGTCAAGTATCTTTTTATCGTTCTTTGGTTGATGGTTACTCCATCCAAGTGGGGAAAGATACATTGGTCTAGCCTCATTAAATTGCCCTTTTACTATTTTGTATAGGGTAATAAAGTAACCGTTTGTGTGGATTCTTTCGCTGTACAAAAAATGTGTTGCTTCTTTACTCATAGTATTTTCATTTTGGACTCATAAGTCCCAATTATTTTACCACCCTTTCTCAGGATTAAGTCCACCCAATTAGAGTAGTGTTGTTCGTCTTTAAATTCTTTTTCGTAAGTTTCGTACTTACCCTTGAACCAACTCACCGTTATTTTTAACTTCATCTTTTAGTTTATTTACGTTCACCACAAATCCGCTGTCAACAGCTTCAATCCTGTCTGAGTTAGAACCTTTGAACCTTAAGCCTAACACATACGCTCCGCGTTTGTCAAGCATAATATCGTCAGCTTCGTCACCGTCCACCACTGTGTGTCCTAAGTATTCACTCGGCAAAGGTTCGCCTTTCTTTGTGCTAAACACTACAGATATTGGTGAGCCAACGGTTAAGGCTTCAACCGCTTCGTGTTCGTTTGTTTCAGACCTGCTAAACGTCAGCCTGTAGTTAGTACCAGCGTACCGTTTTACCCGCGTTAATACCTTTGTGTAGTCGTAGAACGTCAAGTTAGGCAAAGACTCAAGAACGTCAACGTTATGGTGTAGGTCAATTAACTTTATAAAGTCAACGTCACTTGTGCCGTTAAGCCTTACCGCAAATTTGCCTTTATTGTTAAGCTTCACCAGTTCGTCAAGTAGTTGCTTTGTAAACTTTCGTTTGTCACTTACAAAGTAGTTAGCTTTGTTTATTCTAGCTTGTTTCACGTTGCTAAATTTACCGCGTCCTGAGTTATACAGACAGGCTGCAGCGCACCCGTTACTTGCTTTGGGGCAAAGGTTAGTACCTCGCTCGTTTTGATTGAACGGAGCAATGTACATTATTGCTGTGTTGCGTTTGTTTTTAGACGTCTTCGCGTTCGTCTTTCCGCTTGCTAATAAGTTCATAGTGTTTAGGTTTAAAAAGTTTTCGTTGAATTGCTTGTTTTATTGGTTAAAATAACTTTCCATCTTCGGTAAACTCGTACTCGTTTGCCTCAATAGTTTCTATAATAGCCTCCTCACTTGTTCGGTATTCATAATCCCTCTCAAGCATTGAGAAATATTCTTCGCCTAACTTTTTTTCGTACTCGCTTTCTAGTTCATCAGCTTCTTGGTCAAAGTCGTATTCGTTTTCTTCCGTTACTGTATCACCTCCATCGCTGTACTTTTCCACTAGGCTATCGTACTCTTCAAAAAACTCAACGGCTATCTTGTACGTTTCGCACATTTCGCCATGACTTTTTAGTATCTCAGTTGCTGTATCTTTAAAGCCGTACTTTGTCTCTAGTTCGCAATACTGACCCCTACCAATGTCGAAGCCGTTTATTTTACAGCATATTTGTTCTGCATCTTCATAAATAAACTCCCACCAATCGTAGTTTACATTGATGTCATACATATTTTCAACCGCTTTCTTTTTTGCTTCGTCTGACAATTCGCCAAACTGATAAACTTTTGTTTCTATTGTTCTCATAGTCTTAAAGATTTAAAAATTCGTGCCAACTAACAAAGGCTATAAGAGCCACTAAACCCCACATTAAAGCTGTCGCTAGTTCTTTTGTGTCTACTTTTGTTTCAGGTTGTTTCATAGTTTTAAAGGTTTATTTTTTCAACACCCATCAAGTTTATCTCATTGGGGTCGTCGTTTTCTTGCTCGATTAGATAGTCAAAAACCTCTTGAAGGGCATCGTCCTCACTTGAAGCTGTGAGCAAATGTACCCTTGCAAAGTTCGTGCAATGCTCAAACACTAAAAAAGGGCTATAAACGTCCTCTTTATAGCCTTTAAGATTGTCGTGAGAATGGTTAACGTGAACCGTTTCGATGCCATTTGTTGTTTCTATCTCAATACCTCTTTGAGTTTCTATTAACTTCATATCAATCTAGTTTTAAAATTTGCGCCCAAAGTCCGAACGAACGGTTAAAAGTCTTATTTCAACTTTTGCTTTGGGCTGTTAGTTTTATGCTACTTTTTTAAGTTCTACTTTCTTTGCGTTTCTAGCTTTTTCAGCCCTCAATTCGTGCGCTTGCATATAAGCCTCCGCACGTTTCGATTTGTTAAGGTCGGCAAATTGCACTTGAGCCTTTGCATATCGCTGAATTTGATTTGTCAGCATATGCGCTGTACATTCGTTCTTTTGCGATTTTTCGCGCTCGGTGCGATATGGTAACAAATTACGCGGCGTCAATTCCTTAACGTCTATTTGCAAAGATTCAAGCAAAGCCTTCAATTTTTTGTCAGCTAAAGCTATTTTTAGCAACGTTGAAAAACTGTTTTGCGTCTTTTTAACGCTATCTTTGAAAGCCTTTTTTTGCTGGGTTAATTGCTTTCCCGTAACCCCTTCTTTCAGATACTTCATGATGTTTAGATTAAGTTTAGCGGCAAAGGTCGCAATTGCTGCATACGTCTACAACGTACCTTTGCCAAAATTTAAGGTATATTTTTTAGCACGAATTCACCCTCTTAAATTATAGGCATTGAACACAATATTGTGCTATTTTTTGCACCTATCAATTTAGCACCGCAATTCATCAACTACGGCGGCTCAACCCCGACTTTCGTCTTTCGGTTGCCTTGCTGCTTAATATCTATTAACAAGGAGCGGACTTCTGTCCTCTTTTGGGTAAATTCTCAAACTACATTCAAACGTCTTCACTATTAAAAGGGTTTAGCGTATCCCTTAGCCCGAATTGCCTATTTCGGGGCAGCAATGAAACGAACGGCGCACGGCGCGTGATGCGCTGGTGTCTTTGGTGCGCTCTCAAAGCTTTTTCGATAGGTTAGCCCGCGCCCGCTTGGGTGCGCTTGCAAAAGGGGTTCAGCCCTTTAGGCAGCTTTGGTCGTCGGTTTGTTCAGCTCTTTGCGAGTGAATGTAGTCAGTGTGTCAAGGAACGGAGCGAGACGTTTCCCGCTTTGTTGATGACAAAGGAAAACAGAAAAATCGAGATGACAAAGAGTTAACAAAGAGTTTTTTTAATTAAACTTATTAAACGGTAAAAAAAATACTTAAGTAATTGAAAATCAGCAACATAAACAAATAACACTTATTCAAATAAGAAACCGTGCGCGCGTGAATAAACAAAAAAAACTAATTGACAAAAAGAACTTATTAAGCGGTAAATATAAGTATATCTATTTATATTGATAGCAAAACTATCGAGAGCGATAGTAATACTATCAAAGGTGAAAGTATTGGGGTTATTTTTGATGGGGATAATTCAATACCTACTAC